CCATCATCCCCTATCATTGTCAATAATGGAACACCATTCGATGTATTTGAAGATTTAATACGTATCTCGGGCGCTGTGGAATATAAATAAAATGTTGAACCATTAAAAGTAATGTTTGATTCAACCGTTGCTTCATCCGCGTCCTTATAAGTTAACATACCATTTGCAGTACTTCCATAAAATGAAATACCACCACTACTATTTGTCCATTCAACACCCGTTCCTGAACTTGTTAGAACTTGACCCGGTGTTCCAGTTCCTCCACCAGCTGTTAAAGAACCTGTTAAGGTCCCACTAGAGATCGTTTTGTCTGTAAGTGTAATACTACCTGAATCAACATATGCCTTTGTTGCTGCATCTTGTTCTGATGTTGGATCTTGGACACCTGTAAGTCTTTTACCATTTACATTTATATTTTCACCTACAGCTAGCCCTGATCCAAGTTCTGTTGCAGGAGAAACTACTTTTCCCCCTACTTTGAGATTCTTTGAAGATGGATCAATCGTTATTATTTGATTATTAATTACAACACTATCTGATGCTGCGATTTTTACAGATTGAATATTCTGAAAATTGGCATCTTTCAAACACCCCGCTTCCCCCATATTACTTTAGTATCTTATTTAAAATACTTTAAATATTTTTATTTCATTTAATTTTCATTTAATTAATTTAATTCTTTTAATTTCAATTTGTTTACATTTCCCAAAATTTTTTTCTATGCTAGAGTATAAAAATATGGGTGGAGGATTGATGCAATTGGTAGCTTATGGCGCGCAGGACATTTACCTTACGGGTAATCCACAAATCACTTTCTTTAAGGTTGTCTACCGCAGACACACTAACTTTTCGATGGAAACTATTTCGCAAACACTCAGCGGAGCCGGAACTGCTAATGGAAACACCAGCACATGCACTATTTCTCGCAACGGAGATTTAGTTCACAAAGTATACGTTACAGCGACACCGGCTTCCGAAGCGTTCACCATCTTCGATGGTTCAAAACTTATTTCAGAAGTTGAATTGGAAATTGGTGGTCAAAGAATTGACAGACACACATCTGAATGGAATGACATTTGGAATGAATTAAGTACCGATGAATCAAAAGCTATTGGATTTAAAGCCATGCAAGGGTCGATCGGTTTACCGGGTACCAGTACCACAGGTGTTGATACAATTAATGTTCCCTTAAATTTTTGGTTCTGTAGAAACCCAGGTCTCGCTTTACCTTTGATTGCGCTTCAGTATCATGAAGTCAAACTTAAGTTTAAGTGGGGTTCTAAAAGTAATATAGGTGATGGAGCAACAGCTCTTTCGCCGAAAGTATGGTGTGATTACATTTACCTCGATACCGACGAACGTCGTAGATTCGCTCAAGTTTCACACGAATATTTAATTGAACAATTACAGATTGAAAGTATGACTAATTCTTCTGGCGATAAGAAAATTAACTTTAACCACCCGGTCAAAGAATTAATTTGGACTTCGGGGGCTGATTATGGAACAGCTCAACTTAAGTTAAATGGACATGATCGTTTCCAAAAACAAGAAAGAGAATACTTCCAGCTCAGACAGCCGTTAGATTACCACACGGCTGTCCCTCGCCAGAACCTTCCAAGTGCTGCTCAGCTTACTAGTAATTATACAACAGTTGGTACTAATTTAGTTGGTACTTTAACATCTGAGCAAGATAGACCTACTGCTGGTTCTGATGGCGATGTATCTGACGCCGCTAAGCTTCAAGTATCTTTATTTGCATCTAGAACAGATAATACTACCACCGCATTTGATAATAGTGCTACTGTTACAAATACTGGTTACTGTGTAACTGATGCTATTGGTACTGCAACTAATTTTATTGTTGGTAGAGTTTATCAAATTACATTCGGTGGTGGTGCAAAAGATGCAGCTGCAAATGGTGCTAGTATAACATCTACATTAACACATAGATTAGAAGGTGATGGAGGAGGTGATGCTGGTGTTGAGGTAGAAGCAGGTACAACTGTATTATTTTTTGATAAATTATTAGTCTCTGCTGCTGCTGTAACTGATAACGAAGCTGTAGGTGCTGGTGAAGTAATTATTTCTGGAATATCATTAATAACACCAGATTCCAACTTAGTTACTCAGGCCCGCACCTCCAAGATGGAAAAAGCAATCAATGTCTACTCCTTCGCTCTCAAACCTGAAGAGCACCAACCTTCGGGAACGTGCAACTTCTCTCGCATTGACAACGCTCAACTGAACTTTGCAGATGCTCTTGATGGATCGGATTCTCAAAACCTTTACGCTGTCAACTACAATGTCCTCCGTATCATGTCTGGTATGGGTGGCTTAGCGTATTCCAACTAATTAATCTTTTTATCTTTTCATAACTCTTTTTCAAAAAATAAATCCAAACAATTTATTTTTACTTTGTTTAATTTTCCCAAAATTTTTTTCTATGCTATAAGTATAAAAATATGGGAGGAGGATTGATGCAATTGGTAGCTTATGGCGCACAGGACATTTACCTTACGGGTAATCCACAAATCACATTCTTTAAAGTCGTTTACAGAAGACACACTAACTTTTCGATGGAAACCATTGCTCAAACTTTGAATGGTTCCGGTACTATTACGGATGGCACTAATTCGACATGCACTGTTTCTCGCAACGGTGATTTAGTTTCTAAAGTTTATGTTAATTTCCTAGGAACGTCCGCAACTGATGGTTCCGCCGCTATTAACGAAGTTGAATTAGAAATTGGTGGTCAAAGAATTGACCGTCATTATCAGGAATGGAATGAAGTATGGAATGAATTAACAACACCCGAATCAAAAGCAATTGGCTTAAAATCGATGCAGAGATGTATTGGAGGTGCTGGAACCGGTGTAACTAATGTTCAAGTCCCTCTTAACTTCTGGTTTTGTCGTAATCCTGGACTTGCGTTACCTCTAATCGCTTTACAATACCACGAGGTTAAGATGAAATTTACATGGGGGAGTATTGGGGCGTCGGGTACAGTACCAACCGTTTATTGTGATTACATTTACCTTGACACCGATGAACGTCGTAGATTCGCACAAGTATCGCACGAATACCTTATTGAGCAGCTCCAAAGAGAAGAAAAGACTGGGGGCACCTCTGAGGTTTCACACAAACTCAACTTCAATCACCCAGTCAAAGAATTAATCTGGACGAGTGACGCCGGTGATACCCTATCAAAGGTTAAACTTACCCTTAATGGACATGATCGCTTTTCTGAACAAGATGAAGAATACTTTAGTCTTAGACAGCCATTCGATTATCACACTGCTGTCCCAGCACAGAATTTACCTATTGCTGCAAGGACGAGTCTATTGAATGGCGTTTACCCTCTAACCGTAGCAGCTGTCGCCGGCCTTAACCCCGAGACGACGGGTGGCGTCGCTAACAGCGCCGCAAAATTTGCTATGCCTGATGTTACTACACTAGAATTAACAGACGCAAATGTAACAGCTCTAGGACTTAGCGTAGGCACGGCCACTGCAGGAGAAACCCTCGCTATTATTACAAATGCCCACGGTAACACCAATCAATACACAACGGCCGATCCATCCGATGGTACACTATACACTGCCACAGTACATAGTGTTGGTGCCGTAAATACAACACATAATGGTGTTGCGCCAGGAGCAGGAGCTCAAGTTGTTCAACTAAACGTTGGATTTCAAGACGCATCCACCTCCGCTGCCGCTTTCCCCACTGCAATCGCAGCAGGGGCTGCTGATGGTGTATTCGCACTATTTTCCCTTGATGCAAATAGTGTCACCACGGCCCGCACCTCCAAGATGGTCCGCAAGATTGGTGTCTACTCCTTCGCTTTAAAACCTGAAGAACACCAACCATCTGGAACCTGTAACTTCTCTCGCATTGATACTGCGCAACTGAAAGTAACACATACTACAGCAACTAACTTCACAATCTACGCTGTCAACTACAATGTCCTCCGTATCATGTCTGGTATGGGTGGCTTAGCGTACTCCAACTAATTTCCTTAAACTAAAGTTATTAAACTAAAGTTATTAAACTAATTTCCTTAAACTAAATAATTATTAATCTTTTTATCTTTTATAAGAATCTTTTTCCAAAAAAATAAATTGAAAGAATTTATTTGAATTTTAATTTGTTTACATTTCCCAAAATTTTTTTCAAAAAAAAATAAATCTAAAGAATTTATTTACGTATTTCCTTTTCTTTTTTTTAATTGCGTATTCCCCAAAAATTTTTTCTATGCTAGAGTATAAAAAATATGGGAGGAGGATTGATGCAATTGGTAGCTTATGGCGCGCAGGACATTTACCTTACGGGTAATCCCCAGATTACTTTTTTCAAAGTTGTCTACCGCAGACACACTAACTTCTCGATGGAAGCCATCGAACAGACGTGGAACGGGACTTCAACTGGAAGCGCCGCCACCACCGGGGGGCGCTGTACTGCTACTATTTCGCGCAACGGTGATTTAGTTCACAGAATGTATATAGAAATTGTAGCGGCTGCTGGCAGCACCACGTTCGCTAACGCTAATCCAATGGCAGAATGCATTACAGACGTTGAATTAGAAATTGGTGGTCAAAAGATTGATAAACATACTGGTCAATGGTTAGAAACTTGGGCAGAATTAACTGAACCAAATCCGACTGGGACTGTTATGGATAAAAGTGATAGTACGAAATGTACTTTATTTCAGAAAATGAGTGGAATGGGCGGCGCCGATGATGGCCAGGATGTCGTGGTTGCTGGTAATTATTTTATCCCATTACAATTCTGGTTTTGCCGTAATCCTGGACTTGCTTTACCATTAATTGCTCTTCAGTATCACGAGGTTAAGGTTATTCTTAATCATAAATTTGGAACGGACGCAACTACCAATACTCTTGTTTGTGATTACATCTATCTTGACACGGATGAAAGACGCAGATTTGCTCAAGTTTCACATGAATATCTTATTGAACAAGTTCAGGAACAAAGCGGTGCCGCTCAAGCGTCAAATGACCTTAACTTTAATCATCCAGTAAAAGAATTAGTTTGGACCGGAGCATGGTCGGGTGGAGCAAATACGGCAACTCCTGCTGATGTCACGAACTGGCAACTTAAACTAAATGGTCACGATCGCTTTGCCGCGCGTGATTTCCGTTATTTCACGAGAACTCAAGTATGGGAACATCATTCCGGTGCTGGTGGACTTAATGCGACATCGAATACCGGTGCGGGATCCTTTAATGATTCTATTGCTGTTTATTCATTTGCCCTTAAACCCGAAGAACATCAACCATCCGGAACCTGTAACTTCTCTCGTATTGATAATGCTCAATTAGTATCGACCGGTGGGACGCCCGCTGCACTCTCCATCTTCGCCGTCAATTACAACGTCCTCCGTATCATGTCTGGTATGGGTGGCTTAGCTTATTCCAATTAAAAATAATTTATTAATCTATTTATCTTTTCATAACTCTTTTTCAAAAAAAATAAATCAAAACAATTTATTTTAATTTACCTTTATTTTTAATTTACGTATTTTCCCAGAATTTTTTTCTAAGTATAAGTATAAAAACAATGGGAGGAGGATTAATGCAACTTGTCGCTTACGGAGCTCAGGATATCTACCTTACGGGTAATCCCCAGATTACCTTTTTCAAAGTTGTCTACCGCAGACACACTAACTTCTCGATGGAAGCCATCGAACAAACATGGAATGGATCAGACGGTGTCGCCAGCAGCTCACCTGCGGCGGGTAGATGTACTGCCACCATTTCCCGCAATGGTGATTTAGTTCACAGAATGTATTTGGAAATTGAAGGGACGGTGGCCGAAAAAAAAAATTTCAATGCAACATCTATAACTGATGTTGAATTAGAAATTGGTGGTCAAAAAATCGACAAACAAACTGGTCAATGGATGAATGTATGGTCACACTTAACGGAACCTAACCCTAGTGGCCATGTAGGAGAATTATGTTCCACTGTCCAGAAGGGTACATTATTTCAAAATATGAGTGGGATGGGTGGAGTAAATGGTGACACGCAGGGCACGGAGGCAAACACTAAAACCTTTGTTCCATTAATGTTTTGGTTCTGTCGTAATCCTGGTCTTGCATTACCCCTAATTGCCCTTCAATATCATGAAGTTAAAGTTATATTGAATCATAATTTTGCGTCGGACGATCAATATTCTGCTATCAATATTAATAAATTATGGTGTGATTATATCTATCTTGATACTGATGAACGTAGGCGTTTTGCACAGGTATCCCATGAATACCTTATTGAACAGGTTCAAGAATCAAGTGTTACAGCCGCAGGGACTTCGGACCTTAACTTTAATCATCCAGTTAAAGAACTTGTGTTCTGTAAAGATGCCACGGACGGATCACTCGCGGCAATTGGATCTAGCACCACTGGTACATATCAACTTAAATTGAATGGACATGATCGTTTTGCTGCTCGCGATTACAGATATTTCTCTAGAGTTCAGGTATGGGAACATCATTCTGGTGCTGGTGGATTAGCCGCAGGTGATGAAGCTGATGGACAATTCAATGATGGTATTGGTGTTTATTCTTTTGCCCTCAAGCCTGAAGAACATCAACCCAGTGGTACTTGTAATTTCTCCAGAATTGATAACGCTCAATTAGTACAGGGATCAACAGGGACTGTTAATAGAGTCTATGCCGTCAACTACAATGTCCTCCGTATCATGTCTGGTATGGGTGGTCTCGCATATTCCAATTAAAGTTGAAATATACTCGATAACTTTGTTATTTCTCGCATATTCGAACTAAATAATTAATCTATTTTTCATAAATCTCTATCTAATTTTAAAGAATCTAAAAAAATTCTTTATGTCAAAAATCAAAATTTTTTTCTAAGTATATGTTATAAAAACAATGGGAGGAGGATTAATGCAACTTGTCGCATACGGAGCTCAGGATATCTACCTTACGGGTAACCCACAAATCACCTTTTTCAAAGTCGTTTATAGAAGACACACGAACTTCTCGATGGAAGCGATTAAGCAGACCTTCAACGGCACCGCTGATTTCGGTAATGATGTTTCGGCAACCATTTCAAGAAATGGTGATTTAGTCTACAGAATGTATTTGGAACATAGTTGTGTAGCAACCGGTGTCTCGGATGCTAATATAGCTGTTGTTGAACATTATGGACATTCATTAATTAAAGAATGTGAAATTGAAATTGGTGGTCAAAGAATTGATAAACATACTTCGTTGTGGAATCGTGTTTACTCCGATTTAACCGAATTTAATCCAAGTGGTAATTTCGGACGTCAAGTGGAAGCTTCCGCGACTGTAGCGGGCAATGGGACATTATATCAAAGGATGACTGGGAATCATATATCTTTAAATACGGCCGTTGTACATGATGATCAAGAATTTGGTATTTGCGCCACAGGCCAGACGACAGGCACAGTTGGTTCATTCCGTTGTACAGCAACTGGCTCCGGCTCGGTGCCCGGTGTATTAAATATAGATTCTATATTTTTACCATTGAATTTCTGGTTTAACCGTAATCCAGGACTTGCCTTGCCTTTGATTGCCCTTCAGTACCATGAAGTTAAAGTTAAGATGAGTTTTGAAACAATTGCAAATCTTTTTAGAAATGATGTAGATAACACTGCGGGTGCTGGTCAATATAGCGCTGGTGTATTAGATTCACAGATAACAAATCCCAATTTTGACTTATGGTGTGATTATATTTACTTAGATACAGATGAACGTCGTAGATTCGCTCAAGTATCACACGAATATTTAATTGAACAATTACAATATTCAGATAATACGGTTACAAACGGTTCACCTTCAATTGATCTTAATTTTAATCACCCAGTTAAGGAATTAATATGGACTTCAAAAAATACTGGGTCAGGTGGGAGGTGTTCGGGTGAGACGTCTGGCAATGCTGACCTTACAGCATCTCCAGTTTCTCTCGAAACTATGGGTGGTAATTGGCAATTAAAACTGAATGGCCATGATCGTTTTAAAGAAAGAGATTCTAGATATTTCACTAGAACACAAGTATGGCAACATCATACTGGGTATGGTGCCACCCCTACCTCCGTTGCCTCCAATGATGATCTTGGGACGGATGGTGTCGCGGATGGAGGTGGAGATTCAATCGCAGTCTATTCATTTGCCTTAAAACCCGAAGAACATCAACCATCAGGGACATGTAATTTCTCTAGAATTGACAATGCTCAATTAGTTGGAACAACAATTGTAGTCGGCGATGCGGGCGATCCGAATTCCACCAATGTCCCAGGCTCGTCCGCCGCCCATACTCTTGGTTTAACTATTTTCGCTGTTAACTACAATGTCCTCCGTATCATGTCTGGTATGGGTGGTTTAGCTTACAGTAATTAAATAAAATAAACTAAAATATAAAAAATTAAAATTAGTAAGAAATTAATATAAATTATCGATAACTTCTTCAATCTGAGTAACTCTCATTTTTCCATTAGCACAATCAGTTAATAAAACAATTAATTGTTCTAAGACTTCAACACATTCTGTTACACTTTTTTCATTAAATAAAGATTTTTCTAAAGTATAAGATTGAATATTTTTAAAATGATTGGAATTAGATTTAACCTTCCCTTCTGCCCATAATCTAACTAATTCAGGTAATTTTTCAAGTTGAACTAATGTATCTTCATAATTTACATTAGAATCTACGGAAACACTTTTACTTTCCCAAGCAGTCAAGAAGTTCCTTTTCCCTGCTCTACCCGATCCAACCCAGTTTCCACAACACTCACGTAAATAATCTAATTCAGCAATACGTTGTTTTAAGTCATCTGTAAGTCCTGAATATTCTTCGGGCTGCTCCGCTTGTTCAACTGATCCCTCTGGCTGCTCCGCTTGTTCCTCTTCCTCCGCAGCAGCAGCAGCGGCTTCTTCAGCAGCAGCAGCAGCGGCTTCCTGTTCCGCTTGGAATCTCGCGGCTTCTTCAGCAGCAGCAGCGGCGGCGGCTTCTTCAGCAGCAGCAGCGGCTTCCTGTTCCGCTTGGACTCTCGCGGCTTCTTCAGCAGCAGCAGCTTCCGCTTCCGCTTGGACTCTTGCAGCTTCAGCGGCAGCAGCCTCTTCCTCCGCAGCAACTCTCGCTGCCTCTTCCTCAGCAGCAACTCTCGCTGCTTCTTCTTCAGCAGCAGCAGCTTCTTCAGCAGCAGCAGCTTGTTCATCATCAACAATTCCTTCATTCACTTCTTCTGTCCCTACATTAACTGTTTCTGATTCTTCTGCCATTTTATATTAAAACAAATAAAATAATTTTAAATTATGTGCGGAATAGATCCACCTTTATTTCCATTCACAAATCTTCTTTGGACATGGATTACATTATGTGATAATTGATTATTGTTATCATTTACTTCAACTTCAACGATTAATGCTTTGTCGCTTTCATAACGTTCTTTCACAGCATAATCATTTATAAAATCTCCAAGACTGTAAATAATAATACCACCATTGTATTCTTCCACTGGATTCTGAACAACGTGATGGGATGAATGTCCAAACACAACATTCACGCCTGCATCGATCAATCCTCTCCCAAATTCTTTAATATGATCTGGCATTTCACCATCAACCCAGTTTGGACCCCAATGAATTGAGTATACTATAAATTGATCTGGATAGTGTCTTACTTTTTCATACACCGGTTCTAAATCATTGTAATCAATCATATCCAAGTGTTGCTTCCACAACGTATCATCCCTACATCCACAATGATCTGTTGCATTAAAAAAGACAATATTGTCCTTTTCAATAGGATCATTCACAGTGTAATTAATATTGTTGTCTGTTAAGAATTGTTTCGTATTTTCAAATCCTTGTTCTTTGTAATCCAAAGTATGGTTATTCACAATTGCAGCAAAAATAGGATTGTCTGTTAAACTCCTTATCTTTATTAATTGCTCACCGGTTGCTTGATAATTAAAAACTTTGTCATCTTTATAACTATCATCTAAAGGTTCTGGTGAAATGGTTGTCTCTAAATTTAAAAAAATATGTGTAGAATCATTAAAGACATGTTCCACATGGACAAATGGATTCTCAGTAAATGGATGGTTATCTCTCCCAAACATACAGTCTCCTACAAATACCAATTTCAAAGGATGAGACAGAGTAAATTTTTCAACACGTTTTCTTCGTAGAACAATTATAACAAATAAAAAAAGGAGGAATAGAGTTAAAAAAAACTTCTTTTCTTTCTTTTTCATATGTATATACTTTAGTAATATTTTCTAGAGCCTTCCTTTTCAATTAAATAACGAACAATTGTTTGATCTGTTTGATCCTTTAAATCTTCCCAATGGTTCTTTTTACATAGTTCATGAATCTTTTTCCTTACCTTATTCTGTGTATGATAGGCTTTGAGACCGTATTTTGTAACACTACGTAAGTAATGGTCAAATCTATGAACGATAATAGGATGAAGTAAGATATTTGCAATATAACATTTCGATTCAAACTTAATAAGTTTAACGTCCTTTAAATCCGGATTTTTACTTAGAAACGCCCTTCCTTCATGAATCGCCCTTCTCCCTGAAAGAAGAACACGAAACCATGGTCTCCGATCAATCCATTCATCTTTCAAATGATCTATTACCTGTTTACCTCTTAGTCTATACAATTCATCCAGAACAAGGGAGAAGATATCGAAATTCAGATCAGTAAGTTTCATGTTATTTTTTTTGAATCAAAATGATAATAATTAATAATCAAATTTTTAAAAGAATTTTAAAATAAAAATGAAAGAATTTTAAAATAAAAATGAAAAAAATTTAAAATAAATTTTTTAGAAAATAAATGAAAAAAAGTTATCATAAAATGAACATTATTCATAATTTACATTTTTTTAACAACATCTACAAATCGTTCCATTTTCTGAGTTTTCTCCTTTTCTCCTTCAATTTTCATCTCCTGTCGTTGAATAACAAGTTGAAGTCTCGCTAATTTTTCTTTATTCTCCAAAAGAGCAGATTCATTTAGGTAAATAGTCCTCTTACTCTTTGATATACTCTCCTTTACTTGGGGGACATAAGAACGAAGGGTCATTTTCTTAAAATTCTTGAAATTCCTTGGATTTTTGGGAAGAGGTTTATTAACCACTTTTTTTGCAGTTTCACTATCATATGGATCACCAACAGATACAATGACAACATTTTCATATAATTTTGTCTCTCCATCCTTTCCCTTGAATTCCATAGGGTAAGGGGATATGTCAGTGCTTTTGATAAGGAATCCTTTCGATTGATATACTTCATTTGTCTTTTTCTCTTTTCTCGGTATAATTAACCAACGATGGTTTACATACGTCCTAATTATCCTTGTACCATTGGGAAGAACCTTCCCATAACTTATTTCATGGTGTCTAACATATCTTCCGAAACGCTTCGCATGAGAAATATTAAAAGTAATGTCTGAAGTATTTTCAATCACCAAAGATACATGAATTGGTTGATCAAAATTCATATCAGGTTCAAGTCCATTATCACTAAATACAAGTTTTCTTATTATAGATTTCTCTTTTTCATGAAACTCCCCTTTCTTCTTCCGTATATACATATCCTTCCATACTTGATTATCGTTTGTAAGGGATTTCATTTCTTTGGAGACGCAGCTAAGAGACAAGATCTCAGGGACTTCGAGGTTACGGGCAAAATTAATGAACACCTCAATTGGAAGATTCTCTAAGAAGGACATCATATTGTATAGTTATAGGATTAAAAAAAGATAAATAATTTATTTCAAATTTAATGATTATTTAAGAAGGCAAAGGGCACACAGTTCGTGATTTTTGTTTTTTGTATAAATTGGTAGGGTCTTGTAGTATTCAGACATTTCACTGTAGAAGAATTCCGTTCCAGGGTTATATGCATCTTCATCATTCTTAATTGCGCAATGTCCTATCATCGTGCATTCAAGGTCATCGCACATCTGACCCCCTGTTTCTTCAATCAATATATATCGTCCATTTTCTGTATCCACATACTTAGGAATTGAGCCGGGTTTTTCTGGATACTTGTAGTTGTATTTTTTTGTTAAATTGGCCATCTTTTGTTTGAACTCTGGAAACTTGTCTACATAGCCTTGAAATTCTTCAGGAGAAAGGTTATCCATCTTGTTAAAATGGTCGGCACGGAAGAGATATCCTTGCTGAACTCGAATCCCTCCTTCTAGAGGAATACCCATTTCCCTCATTGCAAAAAGTTCCGATGTTAGAGCAGGTGTCTCCTCTGTATAACTATCCCTTACTTCTTCTAGTTTCCCTTGGGCGATTTTAAGCATATCTTGATACTTCCACCAATTTCTGTATTTATTATCCTCCTCATAGATGTGTTTTTCATCAACATATCCAGGATAATAATATTTGTTCTTGTGATCCCATGTACGACCTGTTCCACCCCCTGTGTTACCACAACAAGAATTACACAATCCACACTGGGAAGAGAAGCACGAAGCAGAACCCTTATGTGAAAAGTCCATCGTATAGTTTTATTTGAATAAGGATAACTAAAATAATTCAAATTTACTTTTTAATAAAAGATATCATAAAAAAAGGATTATTTTTTGTTTTTTATTTTTTTTTATTCATTATTACGAATATAGTTTTGAATTGTTGTAATCGCTTGAACTTCTAAAGGTGTAGGATAACGTTCTTCATACCATGGAAGAGTTGTAGAATTCGTAGGTATTCTTTGATCTTCAATCGGTTCTACTTCTTCAAAGAAGAGCCTTCTTGGAACAAGATTACCTTGACTTGTTTCACGGAGATCATATATATCGTGAATATCTTGAATGATACTATCGACTGTTGTTTCTGGTGGATTAGCACCTTCCTCTAGATCTACACCTTGTAAGAGACTGCTATGAGACACAATAGTATTACGACGATGTTCTACTTCGTGTTCTTCGCGTTCAATGGAAGTTCTCGGAGTGTCAAGTTCCACATCATCCCCTTCATGAAAGTCCTCTCCATAAAATTCCCTGTCTTCTTGAATTGACGAAGGCTGAACAACTGAATTGGTAATTGAAGAAACAACAAAATCTTCTTTTTCAACTTCGGAAGTTTCAGGAAAGTCGATATACTCGAATGCTTCGGCAACCGCTTTCCCAGTATCTGTAAAACCACCCACTTTTTTAACCTGCTTAATGACCCATTCTACTTTCACAAGACTACCCGTCATTTCTTTATTTTCCTTATTCAGAGCATTGATTTCTTGTTCAGCATCATCCAATTCGTATTGCATACATTTTCTTTCCATATTCATCATTTCCTTCAGTTCTTTAATCTCTTTCTTCTGTTTTTTGATAATTTCATTCTGAAACTGGATCCTTTCAAGGTGACCATTACTGTCCAATTGTTTATCGACTTCCTTCTGTATGACATCCTTTAGATCTACTATCTTCTTGCCGAATACCCGCACCATGCGGTCGGCCTTGGACCCGGGCGTCTCCCCTACGGGTGGACCAGACTGGTCCATAGGATGGTCATACCATTCCCAATTTTCATCCTTGAGGACAGATACATATTCGGAGCCCTCGTTGATCCAGGCTGTGAAAAGGGTATGTGGAGGTATAGTGATCTTGTCGAGGATCCTTGAATTGATCTTTTTAGTGTCAACAACTGTGGCGAGTTTCATCTCGCCTGGTTTTTTATAGACCCAGACTTGTTGATCTGGAGATGGGAGATTCCACCCCCACACCTCTTTAAATGACTTGGGTTCAGTGTAATACCATTGCCATTTTTCATCGTTAACGACAGATACATATTCATCTGGTGTGTACTTGCTGTCATCTGGCCACTCCCGCAGCCTGCGTTCTTCAAACGCATCCGCCTTATTGAAACGAGCTGTGAAAAGGGCATTTGGAGGTATAGTGATACTGTCGAGTATCCTTGAATCGATCATTTTAGGATCAAGGACTGTGGCGAGTTTTCTTTCAACGCCTGGTTCTGTATAGATCCAGACTTGTGCATCTGGACCTGGTAGATCCTTTCTTAGCTCTTTTTTTTCCGAATCTCTGAGGACGGTAGGTAGGTTGCTTGGCTGGCTCTTCACATCTGACATCATGTGTTAGATTTATCTTTCTTTGTTTTATTACTTATCGTTTAAAAAAAAAATCAAATTTTAAAAAAAAGATTTGTTTTTTTTGTTTGTTTTCTGTTTTTTCTGTTTTTTGTTCTAACATGTCTCACTCTTTTTCAATTCAATCAATTCCTTCAACTCCTCTATACTCAGATCCATAGGATACATTTTCTCATATGTTTTTTCAGGTTTATAGGTAAGGAGTAACCCTATAAACATCTTTTTACTCCATGACTTCTTGTATTTGATCCCATTTTCATCGCAGCAAAAGACCAGGTAATCCTTTGTCTGCCTTTGGAGTTGAGAAATTACAGGGTCTCCTTGAATCCACCAATGGTTTGCTGAATTCAATATCATCCCATAGATGTTGACATCTTCATCACGAAACTTCTTCTCACTCATATGAACATGGTTCAAATCCCTTTTAAACTGGGTGAGCTTCCCCTGCTTTCCCTTTCCCAATGAAAACCCTTCTCCGTATAAGAGGGTTTTGTGAATCGTTTTCATCAAGTATTCGTATGCGTCGGTATCGTTGTTTGACAACCAGATCAACCACCACTTCCGTTGCCGGATACCCCATCGTCTCTTTTGTGTCACACCGAACTTATCCTCAAGTTCTTTGACTTTCCCCTTCTCTTCTAAGAGTTCCTTCTTCATCTTTTCCATCTCTTTATGATGTTTCACCTTCAGCTGATCAATCGTAAAGATGAGTGCTGATTTCGGGACGTTCATCGTTCAATGATAAGTGTTTTAAGTTACTATTATCCTACAAAAAAGAATCAAATTTACATTGGATGAACAATTACATATCTTTAAGGATTTGTGTGAGGTCGCGATGGTGAACTGATCTTCCTTGCATCGTGATAGTATTTCGGGGGATGAATCTTTTCAATAAGATTAGGTGGTTGCCTTCCGATATATTCATATGACCAGGGTCTCTGCGCTATGCACACCCGACGAGGTAAACTAGTCCGTGATGCCATGAATTTGTCTTTCTCTTTCACATCACGGACTTGACGGATATCTCGCGGCTGACCCTGAACCGTAGTCAGATACTCTATTAAATCTTTTGAGATCTTTCGTTTGTTGATGAAGACATCCAGATACTCCCGAAAGTAGGTATGAGTGTCTGGGTCCAGATCCCACGCGAACATCATAATCGTGTAAAGATACAACATCTTTCAATGATAAGTTTTTAAGTTACTACTTATCATAAAAAAAGCATCAAATTTAAAAAAATTAAGCTACCTAACTTAATCCCATCTACAACAACGCCCGTTACGATACCGATGTTTATCGTACATTCGCGAGGTTACCTCACGTTTACGTCATAGATGTCAAGAGTCACAGTTATTCACCCTAAATGGGATCATTGTTGGCCTCTGTGTCCCAGACTATACTCTGATGGTTCAGATTCAACTGAACAACAATCCAGAGCGCGCACATACTGCTCATCTGAGGAAAAAGAATCTCTCGAAGGTCGTGGCTAGGGACCCGGATAGAAATATCTTAAACTACCTACCTAACTAATACACTAACTCTCCTCCAAATACTCTTTCAAATTTTACGTAAAAGACTACCTATCTAACTCTGTGATTCTTTCCGGAATAAATCGCTTTTGAGTTCAAGGCCAAGAGGATAGGGTCGAGAGTTTGATGTTCCAATCCTACCGGAGTATCCCCTGGTTCTTGCCACCAGGCGATCGTATCCGGGGACTTGACAGAAGTCTTCTTTTTGTCTTTATCTACTATCTCAGTTTCACTATTTGTTTCAAGAAGATATTGAATCACCTCCTGGGGGAACATGGAACATTCTTCTCCAGGGACATATTTACAAATGGACTCATATTCTTCTTCAGACATATGATTATTCTCAACCTTGTCTTCACAACTGACACCAATCTGAACAGGAGAACCATCTACCATCTCATAATCCCCTTTCTCTAGGATTTTCATCCAGTTGATCTTATGACACTCGCAACCACATCCATCTGTATCCACACAGGTTGATTGAGAGCTCCCCATAGTTACATTCGTTTGACTAACGAAGTAAAGGTCCTTTCAAATTTTTAAAAGGACCCTACGAAGTCATAAAAAAAAGGTGTAGTCCTTCACAAACGCCTGCTATTCAGTTCGCCGAGAACCTTAGCCCCAGAGTTCATTCCCTGGTTTAATGTGAAGGTGTGAGCATGTGCAAGGACCCCTGCCACCCTGTGAGGGGCGAGCTGCCAGGGCACATATGCGAGCACAAATTTCTGGAACGCTTCCACCGCTTCATTGCCGTTTCTTCTCACTCAGGACTAAGCTAACCGCCCACACCCAGAGCAGAACATCCACGGGAACCCCAAACAGGTCTTAAGACTGTCGGATGTTTCTACTCACTAACCTTCCTCCAAATATTCTTTCAAATTTAAAGGTGTCCTTACGACTTCATAAAAAAATTTTTGTATTTTTTTTGTCTATTGGGTTTTATAACTGTTTTTGTGATTTAACAAAGTTGTCCTAGTTCTCCATGTAGATGTTCCGCTTAGACCACCCACCCGCCTAGCGAAAAGTAGGGGCTCAGCTCCTCACTGCGCTTGTTCTCAGTCAGAACCCGTTGCTGTGCTGAGTGGTGGACTTGGTCGCAGAGCCCCAGCTCATGCTCAGATGGCGCGGACGCAACTTCTGGCGCAGGTGGGATAACTGGCACCAGTAAGGTTGCTGGGTGCGCACGGACCGAAGTCGCTTCAGCGGCCGGTACTCCATACACGATCACTTGCGCGTTCTCCAGTTGTCCGGATCTGGCGGCCATGATGCGTGCCTGCTCGGCCACCTCAGCCTCGGCCGCCTCGAGCTCGCGCTTCTTGCGCGCCGCGATTTTAGACGCGAGGTACCTGGATCGCTTCTCCGCCTCCATGCGCGCCTCAGCCGAGGCAGCATCTCGCTCGCGCTTCTTGCTCGCCGCGATGATCCGCTTCTCCGCCGCCATGCGGGCGATCTCCACCTCCTCAGCCTCGGCCGCCTCGCGCTCGGCCTTCTTGCGCGCCGCGATCTTGGCCGCGATGTACCCGGACCGTGGTGGGCGTCTCGCCTTCCACGCCTCAGCCGCCTCTCGCTCGCGCTTCTTGTTCGCCGCGATGATCCGCTTCTCCGTCGCCATGTGGGCGATCTCCAGCGCCTCCGCCTCCTTTGCTGCAGCTGCCGCCTCGGCCTTCTTGCGCGCCGCGATCTTGGCCGCGATTCCCCCGCTCTTCGGGCGTTCTGGCTGAACGCCACCCTCGGTTATGGACGCGAACAGCGCCCTCTGGAGACATTCCTCCTCTTCTTCGTGAAGGTGTAAATTCTCTTCGACTCCCCCTTCCTTAACGACTTTTTCCTTAAGTGATTCGCTTAGTCCGACTACATACTCCTCCTCAAATTGGGAGGATTGCGTCTCGGCGGAGAGCAGAGCCAGCACTTCGTTGGGCGGCATCGGGCACATGGCTGGCGCTCCGCTCTCGGTCATGGAAGCGACCAGCGTCCTCTGGAGGTCTACATCCGAGTCGCCGAGCAGATCGCGGATATCAAGGAGCAGATCAAGGCGATGGAGGAGGGGTAGCAGCGCGGCTCGGTCAGAGCGTGTCAGACCGGTGCCAGCAGAGCTCTGGACGTGGAGACTCGCGTCCACAGGCGATGTCGGCACCTGCAGCTGACCACGCTCACCACGTGGCCGCTCAGCAGAAGCCAGTTGCGCTGGTGAGAACATCTCTGTCAGTTCCGAGCACCGATTATTGGAGACCAATCGGGATGTCGGTAGGGTGTCCGACGGAGCCTTCGTCTGCATCGTTCTGGCAGACGGCTCGTCAATGTGCTTGTTCTCAGTCCGAGCCCGTTTCTGTGCCTCCGTTGGTGGTCGGCGGTGGATTCCGCCCGGCACATTCGCGAATTCACCAAACCCTGGTCTGTCGTCTCCAGTAGGACTCACCTCCTCAATGTGCTTGTCCTCAGTCCTGACCTTTTGGGGATCATAAAATGTCTGCATGATGGTGTGATGGATAAGTTTGTTAATACCTTTACTCCCAAATATTCTTTCAAATTTAAAGGTGTCCTTACGACTTCATAAAAAAAATGCCTCGTATGAGGACTTTGGATGCCATGGGCGGGGTTCGAACCCGCGATGTTTGTTTAACTTCACACATCTCCACATTCAGACTCCAGGTAAGTCTCTTCCCTATGAGACCTTTTCTTAAACCTGAAGCACGTCCTATTACCAACGCTCCTCCTGCAACAAATGATATCGCATGGTGATCAGTCATACTCAACCAACGATTCAGAGGTATCCTGTGAAAACATGATCAGACCAGAGGGCGTTTCGCCCTCCCCCTTAGACCACTCGGGCACCATGACAGTTTGGATATGATACATACCCACTATTGTTCCTCCAAACAAAGTTTCAAATTTTGGTGGAATATATATATGAATTCATAGAAAAAAAAGTGGGAGTTATTTTTTTTGTCTTTTTAAAAATTCTAATCAAGATAAGTATAATCTACCATAATTCCTTCATCTTTGAGAAAGACCTCGTCAAACTGCCATGAAGGTTCCATCGTAAAAACCTTTGCTCTGGGATTTAGTCCACCACTTAATGAAGTACTCTTCCTTTTTCTTTGGTTCTCGATAGTTTTTTTAGACTCTTCTTTTAACTTGAAGATCTGCTTCTTGAGTTGGTAGAGTTTCCAGTGATCCCGAATATCATTCATCTCCTTTTTATCCTTGAGATAGAGTCTCTTATGTCCTCTACTATTTCCCCAGAGGAGAACGAAACCCGAATTCTCTAGGAGATTGATTGTATCATCGAGGTATTCAGTCCAGTGCGAAGAAGTAGGATCATTAATCCATTCCTTGATAAAACCTTGTTCAAAAAATGAACTCTTATCTCCAGGAGAGGAAAACCATGTATTTACCATGTTAGTGAATATCGTTTGGGATTTCATTTTCCCATCCACATCATTCATCTTTTCAAAGAATGTTTTCCCACGATACTTAGCAACGTTCTTTTCTCCGAAGGTGACGGTTTTTCCTTTCTTCTTCACCCCCATACTTTCCAAGGGATCCACGACCTGGTCGTCACTCTTATTCTTCCATGAAGGTTCGTTCAAGTTCTCAAATTTATGCAACCTCGCCTGAGCCCTTTGAATCTCTGACTCCATTTCAATTTTCCACGACTTCCATGTCCTCTGTATTCGAGTCGCCGAAATATGTCTGATACATCGTGAAAGGATTGTATTCGCACAGGTCGTCGCACTGACGAGTTCGGTCATTCTGTATCTTTACTTTGTATTCTTTTACAAAGTATTTTCAAATTTTGTGGAAGAAAATGAAAATAAGAACAAAAAAAAAGCTGGGGGGGCGTGTGTATTATAGATGGTATTAGTCTTAGACATTTGTTTATTCGTGTTCACATTTACTCGTCATCGCTATCGTCTTCATCTTCTTCGTAGAAATCAATCTCCTCTGTTTCTGTGTTCCACTTGCCGACTTCCTCGAAGTCGGAGCACCGGGTAAGGACATGGTTATCCTTGTCGTGTTGGTATTCGACACCATCAACCGTGATGGTCTCAGCTGCTTCTTCCTCATCTTTCTCATCTTTCTCAACCTTTTCGTCCTCCAGACCAGTTCCTGCTCCGATACCTCCTTCCTCTCCCTTCTTTTCCTCCGCCTCCTTTTCTCTCTCTTCAAGGAGCTTCTTGAGTTCATCAATACTCAGATCGGCTTTCATCTCTTCCAGAGACTTCTTCTTCCTCGACTTCCGTTCCTTCTTCTCCTTCTTCTCCACCTGTGAAGTCTTCCTCTTCTTCTTCTCCTTGACAACCTCATTGCCATCAGAATCGGTGCTCCATCCCATCACTGTTCCATCGGGCTTGGTAGGAGGTTCGGGACGGGGTTCATTGATCTTTCCAACCCAGAGCGCCCCGGCCTCGAAAGTCTTCCCGTGTCGTTTACAGAAGCAACTTCCTCCGATCTTCTTTGCCGAACACTGGATGTTGTCGTATCCGAGTCCACCAGACTTCGGCTTCTCCTTCCAGATACGAGCATCACACCTGTCTTCGTTGTATATCCCGATCCGTTCCTCCGGAGAAGAAGTCTTCTTCTTCGAGGGCTTTATGAAGTGACAAGTAAACTCCTCTTCCTGGAGCATCTCCTCGACTGGTGGAAGAGAATCATACTTCTCCTTCAGAGCCTCGAAGAGAGGTCTCATCGCATTGGGATGCTTCCCGGAGGGGAGGGTCTCAGTAGCGATCTTCATAGCAGACATCGTTGAAGACTATAGGATTATTTGTTGGTAGTTCTTCTCAAACGAACTTTCAAATTTTAGGAAGAGCTGGGTTCCTGAGCTCTGACGATGTCTTTCCGTAGGGTTTTTATTAGTAGTCATTCTTCTAACGATCTTTCAAATTTTGGGAACGATGTCCTTCTGAGGGCCTCTTCCTAAAATTTGAACCTCTTTATCCATCTTTTTTTTAAATTTGATTTTTTTCTTTCTTTCATCTACCAAAGAAAAGAAAGACAATGAATTCACAAATCTATAATCTTTTGAATGATGGAGGTGATCATAAGGGGCGACGTTCTTCCTTGGCCATGGTTCCTCTAAGGGATTTCCTTCATGAATACGGGGAAGAACTCTTCAGCTATTATGGTGAAGACTTCTATGTTCCTGGTGATGAAGAAAATTGGTTGAATGATGGAGAGGTTAATTCTGATACGATGATCCTCTGTATGGTAGATCGTTCTGAAGGATATAAGATCACAAAGAAAGATGTGAGGAAGAAGATTAGAAAAGCTGGTTCCCAAAGGAGAAGAAAGATTAAACATCGTTATAGTTATGTGAATCCTATGAACCGTATTCATGGTTACATCGTCCTTAAGAAAGAAAAAATTCAAAAGTTCCCTGAGAAGAAGATAGCCTCCATTCTAGCGATTGCAACCACGACCTTTTCAGATAAAAGAGGGGTGGGGTCAGATATCATGGATCTCTCGATCAAATTGATGAAGGAATGTGGATACGATAATATTATTCTTGAAGCATCGAATGACTATGCTTATGTAGAAGAAGATGACGGGGAATGGGAAGAAGAAGAAGAAACTTCGTCTGATGAGGAAGAAAATACTTCATCTGATGAGGAAGGAGGATTGGAAGAAGATGAAGAACAATTCTGGTACCCTACAGAGGAAGTCCTTGATATCATCTCCCATGAGCTTTGGAGGAAGACAATGAGAAAATCCGAAGGGTCAAACCCCTACTACAACATTGATAAAGAATACATCTGGATGATTGTTAATGATTACCTTTCCCATACAGAAGAAGAAGAAGAAGAAGAAGAAGAAGAAGAAGGGGAAGAAGGGGAAGAAGAAGAGTATTGTCTATCGGAAGAACCAGAGGATTATGAATACGGTGGTTATTGGTACAAGGAAGGTAAGAAAAGTCAACAACGTCTTATAGAATTTTATGAGAAGTTTGGTTTTGTAGAGGATCCCGATATTTACTTGAACTGGGGATGTTATGATGAAAATCCGTACCCTACAATGATATACACGGTTGTATCATAGAAGAATACAAAAAGAAAAGAAAAATGATTTTTTTTAAATTTGAAAGGGATTTGGTTTAGGAGAAGTAAACCAACTAAAGATAAGATTACAATGGGTGTGACACCGTTTTTCCACAACGCCCTCATTCTCTCAATCGTTGAGATGACCAAAGAGAATGAGGATTACAGTATCTTTGATTTTATTAAGCTGATGATCAGAGAGACAAATAGGGTTCTTTCCCCTGGTGGTAGGGATTTTGGTCCATCACCTGTCTCTAAGTATGTTAAACTTCATATAGATGGTAAATATAGCTACCCCCTCATCACTCAGAACCATCAGCGAGGAACCTCTATGGAAGAAAAAATGAACCTTTACAGCAAATGCCTTATTAAAATTCACGGAAAATTCAACGGAGATCACGGAGTATCGTGGTTTGACCTCCTTACATACCTTCTTTTCATTCAGTCAAACTGTCATCACAAAGGAAATCCATTTTCTCCTACACCCAAACTATGTCGTAATGCCGATTCTTTCCTTAACTTCTTCTACAAATCAAAAAGTGCATTCAATCCATGGTCTCAGTGGGAGAAATCAGGGTTGCGCTACACACCTGCGATGGACTACATTCCAGAGACAAAGGAAGAAGAACTTCGTGGAGAATGGTGGGTAAAGGCGTTTGAAAGAGAAAAGGATATTTTCCTACTGTTTAAAACCTTGGCCCCTACACACTACTTGGGGACCCGTTATACAACTGGGTGGGTTGTTCGTGGACGTAAACCTGGAGAGGGTGATATTCTTCCCCAAGGTTCTGTTCTAAATCAGCTAAGAGACCATTACGGACTTCCTGAATTAAGTGGAGACTATGGTTTGGGAGTTATTTCTGTAACAAGTAGGGAGTTGGATGTTCCCGAACTGAAGGATAAGGGTAATATCCCCAAGGATGAAATGTGTGTGTATTTTAATCTGGGTATGTGTGTAGGGTTTGGGATAGTTTATATGTTTAAGTTCATAGATGCGAAGTCTACGAAGTAATGATAGTAATTATCGTAACCTTAAATTTGAATATTTTTTTTAAGGATTAAGTAAATAGTATATGAATGCGGAATTGCTGTGGTCCGGTTACATTATTCTTCCTTTGCCTTCTCAGTATCTCCTTTGTGCGTGATAAATTCTGAACCAGATTTATCTCTTTGAGTAAGGTATGAGGAATGGGTGTTGCCCCTGTGTGATACTTCTCCTACTCTTCGTCTCTATTGTTGTTTGGCTCTAATTGTGGGTAAAATAATAAATCATAAATCATAAATAATAAATCATAAATTAGCATCATTTTTTTTTATGAGATAACTTAATATGAATGTCTGTTTGGAACCGGAAGGGCTTCTTGATCTATCTCAAGATATACTTGATATCATTATAAGAGAAGTAAGGTTTCTTCGGATCCATAGTTCACTCAAAAAACGATGGTCATTGTATGGTTGTTATTGTAGTTTAAGTAAACCATCCAATCGTTGTGAGTGCGATTCTATTTGTTATTCAGGTGGGGGACCTGGATTACATTTCCATCCTGGTCGTAATTTATTAAATATTTCGGATGGAAGTTGTTACTCTCAACCGTCACAGTGGAACCTTTCTTCGTATCGTAGAAGATGGCATTCTCTAAAAACTAGAAAGTATTCGTATAAATATTATATTGCAGGAATAGAATTACTTCCATCAATGTCGACGGTTGAAGGAGGTAATTGTGGGCCTTCATTTATTGTTCTTGAAACATTGCGTGGATTGTATACATTATGTGAAGTAAATGGCTGGAAAGATGACTTATATAAATATAATGATAACAATAAGCTTACTAAGAATGAGGTTATCCGATTTATTATGAATAAAGAAGAAGAAGAAATTAATAAGTTTATTTAAAAGAATTGTTATTATTATTATAATAATAACAATATCTATGAGTAAAGGATTGACTAATCTCGGAAATACATGTTATATGAATTCGGCACTTCAATGTCTTCTTCATTTACCCCAATTAAGCCCTGACAATGAAGTATTATCAATGGACTGTACAAAACGCTCGGTAAAAAACGATTATCAATTAATGGTTCAATGGTTAAGGTTATATCAAGACATGTGGAGAGATAGTGATACAACTGTGATTAATACCAACCCTATCCTTAAAGAATTTATTCGCCGATGTACTTCAGAAAAAGTATTTTTTGAATCATTCATGCAAAATGATGCTCAAGAATTTATCTCACTCTTTATCGATCTCCTACATAGTTCAATAAAGAGAAAGGTAAAGATTGAAATTTCAGGGAAACCAAAAACTCTTTATGATCAAACAAAAATTGAAAGTATAAAATCGTGGAGGACTTTTTTTGAGGATAACTATTCTTATATCATTAAAACATTTTATTCAAAATTATTATCATTTACTTCATGCCCTCAATGTAAATATGTAACAAAAAATCATGAACCAATTTCAACGATTACATTAAGTTTAGAACCGAATTTTAGATCGTTGTATGATTGCTTAAATGAATTTACAAAAGAAGATGAATTAGATATTGATAATAGTTGGAAATGCGACAATTGTAAAGAAGATGTTTGTCCTCACAAGAAGACTGCCTTCTGGGATGTAGCAGATGTTTTGATTTTTTCAATCAAACAATTCACAAAGGAAAGAAAAATTAATCAAAAGATATCTTTTCCGGAAAACTTAAGTATGGAAAAATATTGTATGAATATTAATAAACATAGATTGCATTACAAATTATATGGTATATGTGTCCATAGTGGTAGCCTTCATGGAGGACATTATTACGCTATGTGTAGAAATATTCAAACAAATGTATGGAATAAACACAATGATACTTCCGTATCCCCAGTTTCAATCCAGGAGGTATTAAATGAAAATCCATATTGTTTATTCTATGTGAGAAAATAAATCATAAATCAATTAATTCATATCAACCCTTATTTTCGCCCATCGTTTCCCTTTTGAGTATTTTTGATTCTCCCAAAGATTCCCATCTAATCCTTTCATTGTAACATTTGGTGGTGTACAATGGGCACAGTATCCTAACCCTTTTGGACTTGGTTCTTTCCCAGTATACATTCGTGATTGATCACAATTACATGGTCTTTTCTTTTTCGAATATATTTTTGGTAATTTCTTCAATGTTTTTGATCGCGTCCTTTTATTAATTGAACGCTTCTTGCTAATAATTTTTTTGCGTGTTGCTTTTTTACGGCTTAGATTCTTTCTTTTTGTTTTAGTAACTGTTTTACGGGAATTATTTTTCCTTACTTTCTTTGTTCTTTTTTTTGTATTCTTTTTCTTCCCAGCTCCACCAGAAAATGAAAATATTTTACCACTTATTAATAAAAAAGGAATATTAAGGAGACCCATATATTAATATTATATATTTTATTTAATCATAATCATTGAATATATTTTCTAGATCATCTTCATCAACATTATCTTCAATTACAATAACATTACGAATAATAAATTGTAATAAGTCGTCAGAGGTCCTCCCCTTTTCATGAAGGAAAAAAGAACCATAGGATTGTGTTATATTTTTCATTTGTAAAAATAATTCAACAATATCCTCTGAATACTTCATTATCATGTATTCATCATAATAGTAATCAATATCATTTGAAATATTACATATGAATGCATAAAAAAAACATTGAAAAATCATTTTATCATTTACAACGTTTAAATTATGTTGATTATAAATCCATTCATAGAGTAGAGTAAACAGATTATTAAACATTTCCTTATTTGTGGATTCGCACCATTTTGATGTCCTCTGATTAAGTAATCTTTTAAATTGTGTATCCATTATTTTGTAATAGAGAAAGTTTAATCTAAATTTAAACTTGTTTTTAGAGAATATTTTATACTCTCAATAGGTAAACTTGTATCAAGATATAATGTATCCTTGGGAAATTTTAATTGATCATTCTCTGAAATATGTTTCATATTTTTAATATGGTCCTCATAATTATCGGGATAGAGCTTCTTTATCCGACATATCCTTTCTTCATCTGGTATAGTTAAACAAATAATTTTCCATCCTTCTAAATAATTTAACTCGTTTTGAAACCTTAAATCGTCAATAAGACAATAATCATTATTTTTGGTTTGTTTAACCACATATTTCGCCCATACATCTTCATCAATATCTCTCATCTTGTCGGCTATTTGAATTAATAGACTACGGTCCTTGCCTTTCATTTGAAATAATTCAGCAGCTAGATCTTTTATCTTTTGTCCAAATGAATAGATGGAGTATCTCTGATCATACTCTTTAATAATATTTGCTACAGTTGTTTTTCCAGAACACATGGCTCCATAAATTGCGATTTTCATTTATAATTGATTCATTATTTCTTTTAAATCATTTTCAAATTTATTCTGTTAAACCAAAAAATCCTGAACCGGCTCCTACATTTACTAATGCTGTCCCCATTGCAAGTATAATAATATAGATACTTGTTTTAAATACCTCGCCACGAGTTGTATTTAGAGCATCCCAACCATCGACTTCATTCCATGGAGGATTATTTTTCCCAACCCCCAATGCAACAAAGAATATAATTGTTAAGACCATAAGTATTAATACCGTTAATTGAGCTTGGTAAATGGAACGGGCTATACTGTCTCTTTCCGAATTTTCCTTTGATTTGAGATAGAGGAATAAGTTTGTAAAAGCATTAAGGATAACTAATAGTACACCGATAATAATTATCATTTGTATCGCTGGGTCAATACTCGTATTACTTTCTCCTTTATTCATCCAATCGAACATACCACCATACTGAATTGGTTTTCTCCTTACTTTCATACATAGGTAAGCAGCGCAAAATGTGTAAGCAAGAATGATAATGATAAAATAAATTAAAATATTCAACACTTGCCACCATCCTTGAACCCTTTCTTTTTCTTCCATTGTTTCTAATTGAACATTTTTATTTGAAATAACCCTTACAAGTATCATAGTAATATATGATAATAGAGCAAAAACCCAAATAGCTTTCGGTTTTTGTCCTTTCACACCTGGGATATCATCGCTAGGTGGAATACCTTTAATAATTCTACTTGTAATAAATAACAAAACAAATAATAGAAGGGTCCATTCAATCATTTTTGATGCTGTCCCCCATTCAAACTTATTTTGAGCACTTGGTGTGTTATCAACTCTTTCCGTTGTTTCCGTTTCAGTTGTTTCCGTTGGGTCTACCATACTATTAATACATTAATATAGATAAAAATTATATTGAATCATTATAAATGAAAAAAACTAATCTACGTATTCGTAATCAGTTTATATTTGAGGATAAAAATGATTACTACCTATCTTCTGTAATTGAACCCGAAGAATGGAAACAATTAGACGAAGATAATTACAATGATTTTAAGGAAAAAAAAGTGACGGAACATTTAAATACATTAATGAAAGAATATGATATCTATACATGTGTTAATTTTTATGATGCTGAAGAGGAAGAAGGTACAAAAAAAATAGAAATAAAACAATCTGGTGGTAAATGATACAAACCATTTGATGAAGAAATATCAGGTGGATGACAATCAAAAAAAGATTAAAAGAACCATTGTAATTTAATCGTTTAATCATTGAATACACGATAAATAGATCAATCAACCATATGACAGATAATACTTAATAATTAGTAATAAGTATTAACTTGAAACGGGTTTATTAAATTTGAAATCTATTTAAAATAATAAAAATAAGAGAGAATAAAAATGCACCTTAAACTAAAACCATCAGATGAATCAGTCAAAGCATTGTATGAAAACCATACTTCATACCATGAAGGTGATAGTGGATTAGATTTATTTACGACAGAAGATATTACTATTCCAGCAAAACAATTGTCTTTTCAAATTGACCTAAAAATAGCATGTGAAGCATTCATAGATAAGAATAAACAAGAGAATGTTTCTTATTATCTTTATCCACGTTCTTCAATGGGGGCAAAAACCCCTCTACGTCTTTCCAATTCAGTAGGTATTATTGATTCATGTTATCGGGGTAATTTAATTGGTATTGTTGATAATCTTTCAGAAGAGGATTACCATGTCCCTGTAGGGACAAGGCTCTTTCAGATCACTTCACCCTCTCTAGATCCAATCACCTTTCAGATTGTAAATTCATTATCTGAAACGACCCGAGGGAGTGGTGGATTAGGGAGTACTGGTTAATTAATATCGTCCGCTTCTTCAGACTGATCCTCTTGTTCTTCTTCTTCTTCTTCTTCTTCTTCTTCTTCTTCTTCAATGGTTTCTATTTGCTGCATTACCGTATTGTATACATTCAGTTCAATATTTTGAAAGTCTCTAAAGATTGATCCAATTGCCATTAGTTCTTCTGGTTTCCAATTAAAACGTGAGTTAATACTTGTCAAATTATTATGAAGTGTTTTGATAAATGAGTACTTAATCCTTACATCCATATCCATCATTCTTTGAAATACATCTTGATCGGTACTTATGATTGATTCGATTCTTTCATATTCTTTCATTAGTTCCTGAGGATTCATACCGTCGTCCCCTTGAGCTTGTTTCTCTTTTTCTTTTTTTTCCTCTAATTCCTGTTCCTTCTCCTGTTGTTCTTTTGCAATTTTCTCAAGGAGTTTTTGTTCTTTTGTTTTTCTCGACCTTCGTTTTCTTTTTCCACTTTCACTCATTTTTTAATTTATAAATGGATAATATTTTTAGAGTTTAAACAAACAATTTTATTTTATATTTTTTAGTAAATGGATGAAAGATACTTAATTAATGATATTCGTTCATTCGAGGAATTTAAAAAAAAATCATTTTCTGGTTTTAAAAAAAATGATATTATTAGTGCGGTTTTAAAAGCGATTGAATCGAAAAAAGTTGAGAATGCTTGCTTCTGGACCGCTGAATGTATCATCTCAGGATATTCTCTTCTACTTTGGGAAAAGTTAATTAATTTTTCTACAAAGATTATTCATATTAATAATCCTAAATTACCCTTCTATCTTCAACGTAAGAATGAAGTTTTTATGAACCAAATCAATCTCTTAAATACAAAGACAAAGGATCGCTATATACTTCTAAGGAATAGTCAAATGATAAGGAATCTATTCTTTGATGTTGTTAGTACACTTGCAACATCTTTAAAAACAAAACGATATGATAAATATCCAAAATTAAATGATCAGGATGATTTTAATTTTACAAATATTCAGAAAAGATTATGTGCTCCAATGAATATCTTACCTGGATATATAATTCATTTTAATGATCCTGATGAATTAAGGATTATTATCAATGAAATATTCACAATGTTAAAGAATAAACAATTTGGGTATGATAGATGTCGTTATTGGATCCTATGGCTTTTAAGATATGAAGCTATTCATAAAAAGAAGAAGACACCATGGAATATTGATGAAAGAAATATTGTTGATATTCCTAAAAAATATCGAGGAAATATTGTTTGGGTCCTGTGGGAAGTTATTTATGAGGAAATGAAACTACGAAATAATAAAAAAATAAATCAACAAATTAATTCTCTGTATGAACTATTTAAATGTAATTATACAACTGGGAAACGTTCATCAAGGATACCTATTTTATTGAATGCGGTTGGTTATTTAACACATCAAATATCCTTTAAGGATCCCGTACGAAATGATTATCAATTATTTATACAGGTTCAAAGTAATGTGAATAAAATGTTTGGATCTAAAAAAAAGAATGAAAAAAAGAATGAAACTAATCTAATCAGTTTTCAAAAACCTCCTAAAAAAGAGAATATACCGATTGAAATTGTTCAAGATAAAATTAGTATTTTTAATGAAATTGATACATTAGTTCATAAGTAATCTATGCTGAACATGATTCACATACTTTTTCAGGTTCAACTGTAAATTGTAATGCTTTTGAACTCGGCCTTGTCCTGAGATAATACATCCCTGTCTTCAAACCTCTTTTCCAACCATAAAAATGCATCGATGATAGAAGCTTATAATTTGGGGCTTCTACAAAAAGATTTAAACTTTGAGATTGACAAATAAATTTCCCCCGATCAGCAGCCATATCAAGGATATGTCTTTGTTTAATTTCCCATGCTGTTTTATAACGATCCTTAATGAATTGAGGTATTTCTTCAATATTCTGTATGGAGCCATCATTAATAATTATCTTATCCTTAATTTCTGGATTCCATTTATCCAGGAGGATTAAATCATTGACTAAATATTCATTGATAACCATAAATTCTCCTGCGAGGACCCTTCGCGAATAAATGTTAGAGATAACTGGTTCAATACACTCATAATTCCCTAGGATTTGAGATGTTGATGCTGTTGGCATAGGAGCGACTAATAGACTATTCCTTACACCATATTTTTTAATATTCTCTCTTAGACAATCCCAATCGTGTAAAGAATTATCAACTTCTTCACCCCATAGATCATGTTGTAGTCTTCCATGATACATGGGTGATCCTATATATGAACTATAGGTCCCTAAAAATTCATTTCTTTTTAATTCTTTTTCAATAGGTAACATTTCATCCCTTAATTGATAGAGTTCTTCAGAGGAGATAAATTCTTCCGGTGAATAATAGGGACTATCGTGATTTAATTGATTTGAACCTATTTGGATCTTTCTCATCGATTCTTCCCTTGATCGTGCAATTTCCATGGATGCTTCTAGAGAACCATAATAAATACTTTCAAATATCTTTTTATTGATTTCTTTCGCTTTGTCTGAATCAAATGGTATTTTCATTTCATAAAAAACATTTGCCAAACCCTGGACTCCTATCCCGATAGGCCTGTGTCTTTTGTTTGATCTTTCGGTTTCAGGAATAGGGTAAAAATTATAATCGATAATTTTATTTAAATTATAAGTCAATACTTTTGAAAGTTCTTTTAATTTATGATAATTGTATTCCGGTCTTAAATATTCAACTAATTCAGTATATCCACCAATGAAATCATTTCCATTTTGATAAATTTTAGGGAATGTTACACCATGAGGACCTTCAGGCGATAATGTAATATCATTGTAATCTTTTACTATATATTGAATATTCATAGAATCACATAGCATTTTTGCGTAATTACAGTAGCAACAACCTGGTTTTGAATATATTGTTAAAGATATATCACTTATATCAATTTCTTCCAAACAACTGGGTAACGATATAGATGCTAGATTACAGACGGCTGTCTCCTCTTCGTTTGAGTATTCAATAATCTCTGTACATAGATTAGATGATTTAATAGTTCCTAGATTATTCTGATTGGATTTTTCATTACAGGCATCCTTATAGAGTAGATAAGGTGTTCCAGTTTCAATTTGAGAGTTAAGGATTGCAAACCATATTTTCTGAGCACTTATTTTTTCCCTACCCTTTCCTTCTTTTTCGTATTTTTCATATAGTTCTACAAAATCAGAACCATAACAATCACTTAAACCAGGACATTCATCGGGGCACATGAGGGTCCATTCTTGACCTTTTTCAACACGCTCCATAAAAAGGTCTGGGATCCATAGACCATAGAATAAATCCCTCGCCCTTTCTTGTTCATTTCCATGATTCTTTTTAAGTTCAAGAAATTCGAGGATATCGGCATGCCAAGGTTCTAAGTAAATTGCAAAAGAACCATTTCTTTTACCTCCTCCTTGATCAATGTATCTTGCTGTATCATTAAATACTCGTAACATGGGGACAATTCCGTTTGAGTATCCATTTGTTCCATGAATGAATGAATGATTTGCTCTAATGTTGTGAATGTGTAATCCAATGCCTCCCGAATACTTAGAAATTAAAGCACAATCCTTTAATGTATCATAAATACCGTGGACAGAATCTTCTTTCATTGCTAATAAGAAACAGGATGCTAATTGTTCTCTTTTAGTTCCTGCATTAAATAAGGTGGGTGTAGCATGAATAAAATCTTTATTTGCAATATGGTGATATGTTTCAAATGCTTTTTCAAGGTTATCCCTATGAATACATAGTGCAACCCTCATAAAAAGATATTGTGGACTTTCTACGATTTCATTTTTAATTTTTAATAAATAACTTTTTTCCAATGTTTTAAATCCAAAAAAATCTAATTCATAATCTTTCATAGGATTAATTTCATTGTCAATCCTTTCTTTATTTTCAATGACTAGATTGTAAAGGTATTCCTGAATAATATCATTCTTAAAGAGTTGTTCAATCACATACGAAAATGAATGTTCAATCATTTTATGGTGATTCGATACAACAATGCGACCTGCTAAAGTAGAGTATTCGGGATCTTTTGAATACATTGATATAGCAATCTGTGAAGATAATTCATCAAGTTCAGTTGTTTTCACATTGTCATAAATTTCAGAACAAACCTTTTGTGCGATTTTTGTTGGATCAATATTTAATTTATTGTTAAATTCTTCTCCTATACAGAGTAGTTGAATTCTTTTCAGAATTTTATCAAAAGATACATCTTCGAAGTTACCATTCCTTTTTTCAACTCTCATTAAACTATACATATATGTATATTAAATATTTTAAGTAACTTTATTTTTTTAATATAATAGGGTATTGAATTTAATAGTCTTATGTTTCTTGATGGACTAAAATTTATATAAATTATAAATTATAAATTATAAATTATATAAATTATATATTATATATTATATATTATATCTAGTTTGTGATGGCGGTAAATTATATAATTTCAAATATATCGAATGATAACCTGTTATCAGAGAAAGGCGAAAATGCGGGGGGGACGCTGGAGAGGCTGAGCACTGGTGCTGCATCGTGTCCCGCAGGTTCTGAACCACTGGCTGAGCAGGAGTGCAACGCTGGAGACATCGAGGAGTGGCTCACGAATGGAACCAAAACTTCCTCTTGGGTGGCGCGCGGACAAGGCACATCACCGGCGCGGGCTGGGGGGCGCAGCTCCTTCCCAAATAACGGAGATTACGTGGGTGTTCATCGAGAGTACCTGGTGGCACCCTCAGAAATTCTCTACACCTGGCAGCAGCCAGCGACTGTGGGCCTTTTTGGAGCAAAAGAACTCCCCAGCATCACCGCACTTGGCACCCGCACTAGTGATACAGAACCACCTGGGTGTTGGTATTTTCATCATGACACCGCGCACAGCGCCATCGGCATGGCCTCCCAGATCCGCAACAAGGGCCAGGTGCTCCCGGCCGACGAATCGCCCAACCCCACCTGGTCCAAGAATAATAATTGCAAAGCGCGGGCCGGGACGCAGTCGGGCCTTTGGGACGCGGCGTGCGGCCGTCTTGACGTAAGGTTCGACCCCACTATAGGGACCTGGGCGCGGGGGCAGGCATTGGGGTCCGTCGGATTTGATGTGGGGACGGCGCCCAACGCCGACAAGTGCGAGGAGATGGTCCTCTCCGCCAACCTGCTGGATCCGGGGGCGGGACATGTCCATCACACCACCACCGCGCCCGCTTACGTGTCCAGGAGAACCACCCTCGCGAACGGGGTTGTACACGAGGGAGGCTATATAAATGCGGACGGGTACACGTGGAGTGGGCGCGACCCGTTCACGTGCAGGGCCGAGTTCGGCCATACTGGTGGGATCTGGCCTGATGTAGGCTCGAAAACTAAGAGGTTCAGCATGCCCCCTTGGATCGGCGACGACCATTTCGAGGTTGGCTATAACAGAAATAACGGCACGATCAGCGATCGGCGGCTTCCGGGTTGGATTACGGCACCCTCTACCAAGATCGCGGGCGCGGCGAGCTTCGGACATAAAAAATTCCAAGTATGTAAACAATGTGAGGGGGGCAAGTACAAAAGTGCAGCGGGACGCGAACCTTGTATATCTTGCGGCGCTGGCAAGTACGCCGCCTCTGGCGCCACAACATGCTCGTCCTGCAGCGCTGGCAAGTCATCTCCCGCGGGCAGCGATGCCGTGACTGACTGCACGGTCTGCCCCCCCGGCAAGACCTCCGTGGCCGGTGGCACTTGCGTCACATGCGGCGCTGGCAAGTACGCCGCCTCTGGCGCCACAACATGCTCGTCCTGCAGCGCTGGCAAGTCATCTCCCGCGGGCAGCGATGCCGTGACTGACTGCACGGACTGCGCCGACGGCAAGAC